CAGGATGCCTACGTTCTGAATGCCAGACCTTTGTTTGGTCGCAGACAGATTTTCTGCACAGAGGAAGACATCAACGAAGACAACATCGTTGCCGAGGTGAATAGTGCATTAAGCATTCATGTACAGAACCTATTTGATATGGAGTATCTGTATTGGTATCGCAGAGGTCTTCAGCCTGTTCTCTCAAGGCAGAAAGAGATTCGCCCGGAGATAAACAACAAGGTCATAGAAAACCATGCCGATGAGATAGTGGCATTCAAGAATGGGTACTTCCTCACGAAGCCTGCGTTCTATGTATCACGATCCGACAATACAGATGAGAACGATAAGGTAAAGAAACTTAACGATTATCTGTACAAGAGTGGGAAACAGGAAGCGGACAATGCCCTTGTGGATTGGTTTCATACTGTCGGCAGAGGTGTGCTTTATGTGACACCGAATGATGACGAAGAAGCACCTTTCCTCGCCTATGCCCTTGACCCTCGCAACGCTTTCGTTGTGTACGATCTCCGTCCGGGCAACAAGCCAGTATACGCTTGTAACCTCGTCATAAAGGACGGAAAACTGTATTGCGATTGCTACACGAAAGAAAAAGTGTACCGCATGAGCGGAACGATGGTAGGCAGATTCGTCACCCAAGACCCTGTCTACATTGCGACAGTTATCGGTGTTGATTCCGTAGAGCCTAACACTCTCGGTGAGATACCGATTATTGAATATCAGTACAACTCCGTATGGATGGGTGCGTTTGAATCCGTACTCCCCTTGCTCGATGCCATCAACGATGTGCAGAGTGACCGAGTGAACGGAATCGCACAGTTCATCCAGAGCCTAGCCATTGCGGTCAACTGTGACCTTGATGAGGATGTGACGGCTAACGACATCCGCAAGGCAGGAATGATTGTCCTCAAATCTCTTGGAGAGAACAAGGCAGACTTCAAGATACTGTCCGAGCAGCTGAATCAGAGCGAAACACAAGTGTTTGTGGATTACCTCTACGACCAAGTTCTGACTATCTGCGGTATGCCAGTTTCCTCTAAATCAAGGTTTGGTTCAGCCGACACGCAATCGGCACAGTTAGCCAAAGACGGATGGTATCAGGCTGATGCCGTAGTCCGTAACACAGAGGATTTGTTCATTAAAGCAAACAGACAGTTTGACAGGATAATCCTCAAGATACTGAAGACAAAGAATCTCCTCACCCTAAAGGCGAGTGAAATAAAGTTACAGTTCCCAAGAAACGAGACGGCAAACGTACAGAGCAAGGCACAAGCCATGCACACATTACTGTCGGCAGGACTTGCCCCGGAACTCGCATTTGCGAAATCTGGCATATCCAACGACCCGGTCAACGATGTGGCTCTGTCCAAGAAATACCTCAACCTCGTTTGGGGCGATCCCGATGTACCGCTTGAGAAATCCGTTGAGGGTGCAATCATGGCAGGACAAGGCTCGACTCCTACCCCACAGGGAACTGGCGGTAAACCGCAGAATACTGGTGGTTCTACTCCCCCTGCTTCTGTGGATACCGAGGGGCAGAACAGAAACCAGGGCGTCCATTGGGTGAACGGATATTGGAAATCATAACATGGCAGAGTTTGACGAACTTAACAATCTTGAAGCATCTGTCGAAGACCTTGTGCAGAACGTAGACTCCATCAAGGACGAACCTAACAGAGCCATAATGCAGAGCCAAATAGAGGACGATCTAGAGGAACTGTTGATTATGGCTTATGTGATGGGGTCTGACTATGCCAAGAGGGTGCTTGATATAGAGGACGAGGAAGCCGAATCGGTGGACAAGATGTCCTCTGTCATCAATCAGCCGATAGAGGGCAAGACATGGAAAGAGAGAGTCCGAGAACACGCACAGAACGGTGACTTCGGAATGATAGAAACTGTCATCCGTACAGAAGCCGACAGAGTGTACAACGAAGCCGTGGAGCAGACCGCTGAAGAGAGCGAGATACCCAACATCTACAAGACATGGGTGACAATGGATGACGAGAAAGTCCGTGATACCCATTGGCACTTGAGGGGCATGACAGTTCCCCTTAACGACTACTTCTACACTTTCAATTATGACAGAGCGAAAGCACCTCATGGATTTGGGGTAGCATCCGAAGACTGCAATTGTCGGTGCAGATTGAGACTCACAAAAAAGAAATGAGTTATTTCAGAATAATTATCCCAAACAACAATAGTGAGCCGTGGATTGAGTATGGATTGAAATCCATATTCAAACAGACTTGCACCGATTGGCATCTCGTCATCGTGGACGATGCATCTGTGGATAACTCCCCTGCCATTATCGAGAAATATGTAGGGTTATATCCCATAACATTTGTCCGTCTGCATGAGAAAAAAGGGTTTCCGGGCGATGTGAGAAACATTGCCATGAAATACGCAACGGACACCGAGTACACCATCTTCATGGATAGTGACGATTGGTTCGTCAATGACACGGCATTCGCTGATGTAAAGGCAAAGGCTGAAGAGACACACGCAGATGTCATACGGATGCCTTTCCAGATATATGAGAGTCAGTACAGAGTGACACCTTGTCCTCTCACAGATTCATCCGTTGAAGAGTTTGTGGCATCGCCCTATATCGCTCCGTGGACAAAAGCCGTGAAGACTTCCAAACTGACGAAGTTCCCGGAGCAACTGATCTATGACGATATCCTTGAGCATCTCACCCTCGCTGATGAGATAGATACTGTTACATACATAGATACCTACTGTATTTCGTGGAACAGACAACAGAGCAACTACAACTCCGTTACTGTGGACATCAACAGTACCGAATGGAAGAAGAGAAAGTACCACGCTTCCCTCTTCCGTCTGTACGCAGATTGCATCTTCACAGAGTTCAAGAGAGATTTCGTACAGACAAGAGCAGACGGATGGGGCGAGTTCGCCAGGAACATGATTAAGAACGAGAACCTCTTATGAAGAATGTATTTTGGTTTTCCAATATTAACTCTATAGGCGGCGTGGAGACTTTCTTCTACTACCTTGCGAGGAAGTATGGAGAAGACCACGACATAACTGTCTACTATTCAAGCGGTGATCCCGACCAGATAGCAAGGCTACGCAAGTACGCAAGGGTACGGAGATATCTTGGTGGTCGCATAAAATGCGACAAAGCCTTTTTCAACTACAACCTCGACATCATTGATAGCGTTGAAGCAAACGAGTACATCGAGATAATCCACTACGATGCATTGGCTATGAAGATGATGCCGAATCTCCATCCCAAGATAACGAGATACATCGGTGTATCACAGTTGGTGTGCGACAACTTCACCAAGATGACAGGACTTCCGTGCGAGTTGTGTTATAACCCCATAGTTTTGGACAAGCCGAAGAAGTACTTGAGGTTGGTATCAGCCACAAGGTTGACGGCTGAAAAAGGAAAAGAACGGATGCGTATCCTTGCCGATATGCTCGACAACGAGGGCATTCCGTTTGAATGGATAGTCTACACGAATGACACCCAAGCAATAAAGAACCCCAATGTCTATTACAGAAAGCCGAAACTTGGCATTGAAGATGCCATTGCGAATGCAGATTATCTCGTCCAATTGAGTGACGGAGAGGGTTTCTGCTTCTCTGTAGTCGAAGCATTGGCATTGGGAACGCCAGTTATCGTGACCGATTGCCCTGTTTACAAAGAACTTGGTTTGCAACATGGCAAAAACGCCTTTATTTTGCCTTTTGATATGACGGAAGTACCGATTAAGGCAATAGCAAAAGGACTCCCTAAAGTCAAATTTTCGCCCCCCAAAGACAGATGGAATGACATCCTCGCAGAGGGCATCGATACCTCGGAAGACGAGAAGACCGAGTGCATCGTGATTGAAAAGTATTACGACCTCGTTTTCAACCGAATGATGGAAAAGGGAGACATATTCACAGTAGATATTGAACGAGCCAATTACCTATACGGAAGAGGGTTCGTGGAAATATAAAACGCTAGAGAAAGCGTATAAATTTCGCAGACCAAGAGAGAACTTGGAAACAAACGCACTATATAGTCAAGAGAATGACTCAAATCACGCAAGGAGAATGAGATGAAAGTTGATGTGACGAAGATCGAGAATTTTGAATCCATGACCGATGCCGAGAAGTTGGAAGCGGTTCTTAACTATGAGATGGAAGTTCCGCAGGCAGAACCCATCAAGGATGATGCGGAAACTTTAAAGTTAAAGGAAGCATTCAATAAGGCATCAAGCGAAGTCGCAGAGTACAAACGACAGTTAAAGGCAAAGGAAACCGCTGAAGAGACGGCAAGAAGAGAAGCTGCCGAGAGAGAGTCTGCCATTATGGAAGAACTCAATCAGCTGCGGAAAGAGAGAACCACTAGCACATATACCGCCAAATATATGGAGATCGGATATGATGCTGACACCGCAAGAGCGTTAGCGGACACATTGCCAGACGGTCTTGGTGACGATTTCTTCACAAGACAGAAATCTTTTCTCGAAGACACGATCCAAAAGACAAAAGCACAAGTCCTCAATCAGCAGCCACAACCTACCGCAGGTCAGCCGCTGACAGGCAAACAAGCAGAAGATGCCGAACTTCAGCAATTGCGGAAGTGGTCGGGTCTTAAATGAAAAATTAAGGAGAATTAAGTAATGGCTTCTACACTCAATCCCTCTGTAAGCAATAGCATTGCTCTTGCACAGAAGTACGTTCCTGTTCTCGATGAAGTCTATAAAGCAGAATCCAAGACCGCTATCTTCGATACACCCGAAGATCTGGTCAAGTTCATCGGAGCAAAAACAGTTCAGTTATTCAACACCTCTACAGTAGGTCTTGGTAACTATAGCCGTAACGCTGGCTACAAACTTGGTGATGTCACCACAGGTTGGGAAAACTATGCAATTTCAGTAGATCGTGGGCGTTCCATGTTCCTGGATGTCATGGACAACGAGGAAGCACTCGGTATGCCGATGGCAACAACTCTGTCCGAGTTTGAGAGAGTTCATGTAGTTCCCGAAGTCGATGCCTATCGTATCGCAAAATATGCATCCTATGTAAAGAGCGGTGCAAAGACCGCAGCTACCGACCCGGCAGGTGTAGGCGTTAATATCGCTTCACAGATCGATGCAGGTATGGCATACATGGATGAACTTGAAGTTCCTCATGAGGGTCGTATCGCTCTCATCAGCGGTGCCGCATATGAGAACCTCAAAGCCAATGTCACACGCTACACACTCAACCGTGAGAGAGACTTCAACAACAACCTTGAGTACTACAACGACCTCGTTCTCATCAAAGTTCCGCAGAGCCGTATGGGAACAACCTGCACACTCAACGATGCTCCCAATAGCGATGATATGGGTGGATTCACACTCTCTGGAAACAACATCAACTTCCTCATCATCGATCCGAGAGCCGTCATGCAGGTCGTAAAGCACCTTGCACCAAAGGTCTTCGCTCCCTCTGTCGTACAGGACGGAGATGGTTGGAAGATCAACTATCGTATCTATCACGATGCATGGGTCAAGGCACAGAAACTCGATGGTCTGTATATGGGTCTTGGCACA